GCTCCATCTAAGTCGAATGACGCAGCAAACAAGTCTACGTCTGTTCCTGTAATACCAACATGCAAAGCAGAGTCAGTTGTAGTACCTGTCATTGCAGTAACAACTTTGAAACCTGCGTACAGGATCATAGTGTTTGCAGGGACAGCAATAGCTTCGATGATGTCATCAGCCGCTAGTGCAGTACCACCATTTTGTAGGATAGCATCTGCAAGATCAATATCGTTTTGCAAAGTTACCAAGCTGCCACGAAGCTGCTTGTTGCCAGTACCACCGTTATTGGAAGTAGAGGCTGAGTTTGTGCTCATAGTAATAGTAGCCATAATTCAATCCTCCCTTACGCTGCGTTGTACTTGGCAGTAACGATTGCTTCTGGACGAAGAATCTTCCTACCGTATAGATGCATACCACGAACAATGTCAGCAAAGCTGTCTGGATCACGATACGTTTCCGTTTTGTTAATCTGTTCAGCCGTTGCTACTGCACTGTCGTGTCCTGCAACAATAACGCCAAAGTTTGCGTTTTGGTTCGCATTCCCTGTAGTTCCTGGTCCAGTTCCAACTGCTGGCAAATTTGATGACACATACATACGGAAGCCGTGAAAGTTGTTAATCACGAGTCCGTTACGTAGTCCACCTGACTCACCATAATCGCCATTCATAAAGCGACTATCTTCGTCAGAAAGGATTTCCATAAAGACCGGGTCAATTACGAGCCATCTTCCTTGTGTATCTACTTGCTGTTGATCAAGTAAACGCTTCATACGTGCGACAACCATTGCGGGTGACGCTGTTGCAGTTGGTATTGCTGTTGCACCTGGCAAACGTGCTGCAAGTGGAATTGAGTGATCTCCTGCAGACGATGTAGTGATGTTGCCAAAGTCACCTTTTTTCAACTTCATGCTTGAAAGCAATTCATCATTACCTGCAGTCAAAACAGCTTTTTCACCACTTGCTGTGGTATTAGCTGTATCAGCTTTTGCGTGTAGCGCAGACTGCTTGAAGCCTGTCATGTAACCAAGAACTTCTTGGTCATACTGATCAGCTAGGCGATAAGCTGCACGATCAGTGGCAAGCTGCATAAAGTTAACGTGGCTGTGTGCTTCCTCGATGTCATCCATCTTAAAAGCAAAGTAGTTGGATTTATCAACAACCAATGTAAAGTCTTCATCGTCAAGGTCTTGCGCTGTTACAGTGGTCCCACGAGTGTAGGATTGTACTGAAATTTCAGGCTCCTTGATAATTCTGACCGTATCACCTTGGGCAGCGATCTCTCCAAAATAATCAGAGTTAGTAATATCTCCAACAGTGGCACTCTTGCGGAACGCAAGCTGTACCTGTTTGGAATAGATTATGGGGCTAAAATTACCGTTAGGTAAGTTCCCATAACCTGATGCGGATGAAAAAGCCATGATATAATCCTCCTTAGATGTTTGCTGGCTTATGTGAAGTAAGCCCAAACTTACTTTAAGGGGCTGATGTTTTTAGGGTGCAAGTATACTGATCAGGTTAACTTGGGCCTATACTTTATCAGGTAGGTCTTAACTTAATTGTTTGGCTTAGTTTAGTGAGAGTATAAAGGTAGCTAATAGTATCAGGGCTTTACACTCTTGTCTTAACATACACAGTTATACATATAAATTGTGTATTGTCAATACTTTTTTAACGTGCAGCACCAGAAATATCGTAAATAAATTTACCACTACGTATTGATTCCATGATTGCATCAGAGTTAGCCTCGTATTCTTGGGCTGTCATCCTTTGCACATCTGACTCACGAAAGCTTCCTGATGTGTCGTTAGTTTCTAATTTAGTTGTACGTTTAGTTTTTACTTCAGAGGCAGCTTCCTTGGTAGATTTACGCTTGCCTTTTACGTCTATACCGTTGTCAATCTTATAAAGATCAATTACACGTACAACTGATTTAGGGTCATCTTGATTTTCGTACAAGGCATCCTGTACCCACTTGGGTTGTTCTTCTGCCCACTCGTGAAAACTATCACTAGCACGTAACTCATCAAAGTCTTTATGTATAGAACGTATCTCATCTTCTGCTTTATTACGATACGTTTCTTCAGCTATCTTATCTAATTCTTTTAGTCTAGCATCTGCGTTTTTAAACTTTTCATTTGCTTTCTTGTCAGCAATAGTTTCTACTATCTGTGCTATTTCAGGATATTTTTTAGCCCAAGCATCTATGCTTTCTTCACTAGCTGGTGGACGTATAGCACCATTTTCTACAGCTTTATTTAATTTAGCTTTAAGTTCTTTTAACTCTTCGTTCTGTTTATTTAAATGGCTGCGTAAATCACTATACCGTTTTTTAAACGTTCTCTCTTCTGCAGATAGTGTCTCTTCTTTAACTTCTGTATTGGCCTCTGTCTCTTTGGTATCGGCCTCTTCATCACTGGATGATCCCCCTTCCATAAGGGCTTTGAGTTCTGCTTCATCCTGTTCTATACGCTTCTTGTTTGCATTTCTTGTACTTTTTGATTGTACGAATCCTGCATTTTTTTGTGTCTCCACTTCTGTTAACTCAGGCATATTGTATCCTTTCTTATATGGGGCCAGCCGTAGCTGGGTAGCCTTATTGTTATTAAACAGTTTTTAGTTTTCTACCCTTTAGCTTGTAAATAGCTCTAGAGATAGGTACACCTACAGCAAGCATAAGTTTGCCTACATGGTCAGGTTTATAGTTTTCTGGTTCCATTACATGAGCAATGTGATTTGCCCAGCGCCGTGTGAATGGTACACACCAGTATTTAAGATATAGGTTAGATAAGAAGGTTTCTTTCTCTATCCAAGCTACCATAGGTTTAGCCCATGTATGGTAACCTTCTAGTAACTCTGGGTCTTCTAGTGCAACATGATCACCAAACGCTTCATCTAAACGCCAGATGTCTTCATCTAGGTAACCGTAGCGATATATTAAGTCACACAGTATTTTGTCGTCTTTTTTGTCATCACCGCTAAGTTTATCGTAATCTTCTTGTGTACCCTCACCTGCCATAATTCTGTCTGCAGCAGCTTGCTCTTCAGCAGTTATATTTGTTGATGTGCCAGATGATACTGAAGGTGGAAGCAAAGACTCAACGTTAATTCCAAAACCGCCATTATCGTCATCATCGTCATCATCTTTATATAAAGCTTGATCAAATATAGGAGTACCTTTTGTTTGACCTGTCGGGTCTGCTGTTGCACTAATTAAATTAGCGTTGTATTGAGCTTGAAATAATGTATTGTTACCATCACTAGTTAATTTATTACCTTGATTATCAACTCCAGATTTTAGTATATTGTTTATAGAATTATTAACCATACCTGCTTTTTTTACAATACCCTCTTGTGTTTTTTTAATAAGAGCATCTCCTCCTCCAGAACCAAGCAACCTACCTAGCATAGAGTCACCAGCTATACTTAGTATACCCTTTTCTATATTACTCATTTTTAATGGGTTTTTACCTTTACCTTTATAAAAATTAGCGTAATCTTTATAGTCATTTAAAGTATAATCAGATGGGTTTTTATTTCTCCAAGAGTCTCGACCAGTAACTACAGGATCATCATCATCATCACGCTCACGTTGTACTTGCTGTTGCTCTTCTACTACATTCTGTGACACTTCACGAAAGCCAGCAGGTATACGGCTCATGGGTCTACCATTAAAGTAGTATATTATAATCCGTTGACCTGTCTCAGGATTAGTGAAAGTCTTAGACTCAAAGCCTGTAAAAATAGAACCTGTACCACCGTAGCCACCAAATCCACCACCTACAGGTTTAGGTACAGCACCACCTTCTTGCATATTTATAGGTTTATCTTGTCCCTTTTCATCATCTTCTACTTCAAGCTCATCATCTCTAAAGTAAGACTCCTCACCATCCCTAATACGTTTCCAGCCTTCTGCTGCAGATTTCTGTAACTCTTCAAAAAACTCTGTGCCGTAATATCTTCTAGTTGCAGCGTTAATCATAAACTCATTAGGACTAGCATTAATAGGTACATCATCACGTACCTCTTCTGGCGTAGCGCCAAGCGGGGCAGTATTGCCACTAACAGGATCTTTTGTTTCACTTAGTATAAGATCCATTTCCATTTGCATAGGTTTAGTATTGGGGAGAGAGCCACCCTCTGCAAAATCTAATACAAAGCCAGTGTTAGCTGCTATAGGTGCATCTGATTTTAAAAGATCTATATCTGCGTCCATGTAAGCTTTTCCTTTACCTATTTTAAAAGTAAGACCTTTTTTACCTGTGGGTGTTTTTTCATACATAAAAGGTCCAATAGGAACAGAATCTTTTTTATCTGTAAAACTTAATTTTAACCCCTCATATAATCCCTCTTCATTTGAATAAAGATCAAATACTTTTTTATCTGAAAGATCAACGTTTCCTATAATTTTACCTTCAGAGTCTTTTAGAGGAGCACTAAGATTTTCATTACTAATAGATAAAGAATCAGACTCATTTTTGTCATTATCATAATATTTTATAGTAGACGTTGATTGACTATCATTATCGTTTTTATCACTACCTGCTAATCTTTGAGATTTTTCGTATGCGCTTTGTATATCAGCAGCTTCTTCTGTATACGTTTTATCGCCAGATAAACTTACTCCTGCTTCTTGCAAGCTGTCTGCCATTTGTTGATAAGCATCAAACAGATTTGACATTTACTTCATCCCTCAAAAAAGTTAACCTACGTAACGCAGAGATCTCACCTTGAGCACGATATATACCTTCCATAGAAGTTTCGTGTTCTAACTTTTTCTGTGATACTACTATCTTTGCATTTATATTTTCTAAGAAAGCATCCCATAAAGGTTTATCGTTTACTAGTTTTTTTATTGTCATGTTCCAGTAAATCCTTGTTCACCTGGAGTAGGTGCTGTTCCTGTACCTATATTGCCACCCCCAGCGCCTGTAGTATCTTGTACGCCTACACCTGCTTGCTCTGGTGCTGCACCTGGTGAGGGTGATGCAGGTGGACCTTGTGTCCCTGCCTCTGGTGGAGTAGGTGGTGGTTGTTGAAACTTCTTAAGTATTTCTGCTTGTATAGCTGCATCACCCAAGGAGTTAGTAACTTTGTCAGGATCTAAGTCCATGCTCTTAGCTATCTCGCGTATAATGTAGTCACTCTTTACAAAAGGCATAAGAGCTGGGTTAGATGCTACACCCATGAATTGCATCAAGCGTTGTGAGCGTACCTCATTAGCCATTAAACTTTCTGTGCCTGATGCCTTAACTTCTAGATCACCTTTTATTTCACTGTCAAAATCAAACTGCATATTGAATGAAAAGAAAGCTCTACCTATAGGGCCAATTAAATAATCATCTACATTCTTTACAACATTACGTATAGAGCCATTAGCAGCAGACATAAGCATAGAAATACCAGAAGCAGTACGCCCCACACCACTGACGCCAGTTTGACCATGTGCAAAACTTGGGAACCCCGTACTCTCATCAGCTAATACCCTTGCTTTATCAAATAGCTGCATGTTCTCGCCAGCTACATTAGGAAACTTGGTTCCAAAAATGCCTTGGCCTGGTGCACCACCTTGTCTACGAAATATCTTGCCAGGATAAACACTTAAGTCCTGTCCAGGAACTAAATTTGTCTCATCAACTTCAATGATTAAGTTC